CTCCTAAAAATTTCTCTCTGTCAATCCTCTGGGCTGCGGTAAATAAAGCACGATTTTTATTATCAGTACTAGACCCATCCCAAGCTGCATTATCATCACTGAGAATTAGACCTTCAATGAAAGAGTTTGCATCAGAAAGACCTATATAAGTGTTTGCGTTAGCACCGCCAACAGTTGCGTCAAGGGTTATTGCCATTTACTTTTACCTTCTGAGGCTTACGTTTTGGTTTTGGCTTTTCAAGAGTGGGAGTTAATGAAGCCACGTTTTCAGCAGCTTCATTTTTCTCTCTCATACGCCTAAATGCGTACATTCCCATTAACTAGATGCACCTTTTAGGGCAACAAAGTTAATGACAATCGCTTCACTTAGTGAACCGCCTGACACGTTAGAAACTGTGATCTTGAATGAACCAGCAGCAATGCTGTTTGCACTCACGATGTAAGCCCCTGCTGTACCAGCAGAACCATGACAAGCAACGACAACATCAGTTGCAGCAACCTTTGTATTGGTAACTGTAAAAGATACCTCTGCGGCATCTGCTAACGCTGCGTTATTCATTGTGATCTGACCTGACTCTGTACTTAGAGTTACGGCAGTTCCCTTATTGGTGGCCTGAGTTACAGTGCCTCCGTCTGTTGGTCCAGCTAAAGATCCAGCAGTGATTTCAAATAATGATGGCATGATTAATCCTGATTAGATGCTGTAGTTGCACGAACAATACCGATGTTCTTTGTCTCGTAGACTTTCGACCAAGAGGCTACTGTCTCTAAAACTGTACGAGTTGGGTTTACTGTTGTTACAGCATACTTAAGACCCACTGGGTGATAGATGTAGTGAAGATCCACTGCCATAGCTTCTTCTAAAGCTAAGATGTCTCTATCAGTTTGAGTTCTGATTGGTGCTTGCTCACCAGTAACAACTGCTCCTTGTGTAAAGAAGAAAGTTGAATACTCTGTTGAAGATCCACTGTTTGCAGTAGGAACATCATCAGAAACAATTACTCTTAGACCACCAAAACTTTCAACAGTATTAGGGCCATCAAAAGCTCTTGTTGTGCTACCAGAAGCTGCGGCTGTATCAGCATCTCCATTGTTGTCGTAGATACGATCAATCATGTTACGCTCTAACAAATCTCCATACACGTTTGAGTGCATTGCGATTGCTGTTAGTTTTGAACCTTGATCTCCAAGTAATGACTTTGCCCTTGCAATATGACGAGGACTTAAAACTGTAGGAGTATCACCTGATTCTGAATCAATACAAAGATCAAACAAAGCTGAGTTGCTATCGTTTGCAGTCATAGAACCAAATGCACCAGTTAAGCAAGAATATAGATCCTTCTGTTTCTGGTTGTTCACATAAGCGGCCATCTTCTGAGCAATAGCAGCCATCGGATCAAGAGAACCGCCAACAGCTAAAGATGCTAAGTCTCTGCTACTGAAAGCACGACCTCTATGTAAAAGAGCAGCAATTTGATTCTCTGCTGTAATGTTTGATGGAGTTAATGAAGTTGAGTCTGAAAGAACTTCAAAATCACCTGTTAAGTTTGCTTTATAAAAAGGTATTTTTACAAAGTCACCGCCTCTTTCTGAGGATAGATTTAATTCTGCCAAAGGTTGCACGACCCCACTCTGTAGGAAGCTGTCAGTTTGAGTTGTAGCTTCAATGAGATAGGGTGTGAACACCTCAGGAATTATTAAATCACTGCGTAAAGTCGCCATGAAAATTTAATAAATATGTTCACTTCGAGGCACAACCTCTGACATGGCACAACCACGTTGCTTCTATACTAACCGCTAACTGCGTTTTTGAGCATATTATATTTATTAATATCTGTTCTGTATAACCTACTTTGTTCAGTTAAATTAAAGTTTTCTGGTGCAAATGGATTTTTCTCACCAGCAGCAACAAATTCTGTTTGAACTTTTGTAGTAGTAGCTCCACCGCCTTGAGGTCTTGGGTTCTTTTGCACCCATGATGGCATTTTAGTCATCGCCCATTCTTTAACTGGAGTCCTGTTATATCCATCAACAACAACAACTGTACCGTCTGCCTCTCTGGATAATTGATCCCTGCTAATGCGACTCAATACATATTGGGGATCGTGAACAACATCAGCAAGGGCTGTGACTGCTGGAGCTTCAACTTCTAACTGCCTTTGTTTTGATTCTAGTTCCTGTATTCTTTTGTTCTTGGCTTCTTCTGCGTCACGATATTGTTGGGCCTGTTTTGCCATCGCCTCATCATATCTTCCCTTTGCCTCTAGCTCTTCCTGTTCTTTCTTCTGTTTGTAAGCAATCAAAGCATCAACATCAACATTAGGTGGCACTGCCTTTGCTGCCTCCTTTGCTTTTTTATAATCATCTAATAATTCAGCTTTACTTTTCCTGAGTGATTCAACTTCTGCCATTAACGCTGCTGTATCAACAGGTGAATTTGGTTTGATTGGTTCGTCAGCCATAAATAAAAAATTTACAATTATTCATAATACTAGCTCCACTTTGTAACATTTGCCCAATACGCTGCTGACATTTTACCTTTGGCAATATTTTTAGCGTGTCTAGCCTTAAAACTTTTCCGTTTTGCTTTATCTGCGTCTGATTCTCCTTTTGTTGGTGGTTTTGTTTTTGCTCCCTGCATACCAAACCTTATAAGTTTGACTTTATCACCTTCTTTTGCAAGAACAACATGAGACTTTGTTGAGTGTGATGGGGTTCTCTTTGGTTTATTAAAACCAGATAATCCAAATCTTTTAAGTCTAGGGTCACTCATTTGCCTGTTCTCCTCATAGCCATGCGGTGCGACTCAGTAAATGAAACCCCTTCTCTCATCTTGCGTTTCATGTATTCCATATGAGCCTTTGTGTGACCATGAGCCTTTTGATGCTTTGCAAGCGTGTTCTTTTGTCTGGTAGTAAGTTTCATTATCTTCTTTTATTGTATTTTGTATATATTTTTGCATCTGCTGTTCTTGCTCCTCCCTTTCCTGTCATATAACTGTTAACTCTTCCCATTGACCACGCAGCCATAGGAACATTTCTTGAACCAGATGACAGATAAGCACCTTGTCCTTTTCGATAGACCTCCGCTAGTTCTCCATAAAAAAACTTAGTATCTTTAGCTTTTTTCTTTAAGCTACTTTTTACTTTTTCGCTTAGTGGTTTTCTTTTTTGTACCATCTTGTTTGGTGCGTGATTTGGATACGGCCTTAATATCAATATACTCACCTTTTCTATAAGCTTCGGCTGTTCTTTTTATTTCGGCTGCCTTTGCACTTTTATTCTTTGAGCCTGATAAATACTTCTTAGGCACTCCAGTTTTCTTATCCTTTGGCACTCGCCTCATCTTCTTAGCCACCAGTGGCCTCCTCTAGTTGTTTAACAAGTGTAGTCTTACTAAGCCTTCTGTCTAGCTCAATCCCAAGAGTGCGGCCAAACTTTTCTAATTCGTTCTTTGACATTTTAGAAAAATCTTTTTTTACAGTACAAGTTTCTGTTGTTTCTTCAGCAACTACAGTGTCATAAGATTGAACCTTAAACGTATAACCCATTATTTTTTTCCTCCCTTTTTAACTTTCTTTGTTTTCTTTTTACCGCCAGAATGATACATAAGAATAAAAGTAATTGTATTTATCTTACTTCTTTTTACGTTTTTTAGCAGTTGATAAAGCTATTGCCTGTGCTTGCTTTAATGTCTTGCCCTCTTTCATTAGCAACCGGATGTTGCCAGAAATAGACTTTTGTGATTTTCCTTTTTTTAATGGCATAGTTTTTTTTATGTATATAGTCTTTTTAATTGATCTAAGTTTCTTTCGCTACCATCTTCCCTAACCATTTTTCTTATTGCAGCCTGTCCAGAACCTTCTTTTTTTGCAATTCTTTTAAAAATTCTTACTTTTTGTTCACTACCTAAAGTCTTAAGTTGTATCTTTTTATTTTGACCTAGAAGCCAATTACCATATTGAGTTCCTTGCGGTACTCTACCAGTGCCTTCTCCTGTAGGTCGTGTTACAACTTTACCTACTGGTGGCTTGTTAAGGCTTGGATATTTTTTTTGTAAGCCACTGTAATCAACAACAGGGACAGTAGTGGATCTACAGTTAAAATGCTGTGGTGGTGTTGGGCCTTTATTATATTCAAACTTCTTACCATCAAGCCTTCGACATATTGGACTTGTCCTACTATCAAGCGTTGCAACATATTCATACTTAGGGGCAACCTTACTGTTTGCTGCATAAACAGCCTGTGATGCTTGGTTCTGGACTTGGTTTACAGAAGTTCTAACGATAGTTTGTAATTGATGATTTGCAACTCTTGTAAGTTCACCACCAGATAAGGCAAGTTGTTTTACAGTCAATGGCCCTTGATCTGCAAAATCAAGTTTACCTACAAGTTGTCTTGCAATTTGTTGTGTTGTTTCACCAGAAAAAACTCCTGACCTTATAGCTAAAGCAAGTTTCTCTTGTGATTTTGTTGCTATACCTCTAAATGCTTTGCTTACTGTTTCTCCATTAGGCAAAGTTATAGCAGCCCCTTGTGTTGAAGATAATTGAAACTTGCCAGCACCAAAGTTTTTAAAAGCATCTTCTTTAAATTCTTTTGTTGTAAAAATATTAATTTTTGTAGGATCTTTCATTATTACTGAATCTGCATATTTTGGACTTATCGCAACACTGTTTATAGGTACATTTCCAGATGCTGTCACTTTGGTAAGTTCCTTAACAATAAAATCTCTTTGCAAAATAGTCACACCCTGCAACTCTTTTTTAAAATCTATAGCTGTTTTACCTGACCAAGTATTTAAGCTTGCCTTTGCTTGTGCAATAATAGCTCTTAACCTTTTTCTTGTTTGAGGTGTTATTACAACAGCCTCACCAGCCTTTGCCTGTTTTATTTCTATTTGTTTTAACTTTTTTGCTGCTCTAATTATTATTTTGTTGTAAGTTATTGCATATTTTTTTGCAACAGCATTACTAAATCTATTTAAATCAATAGTCTCCCTAAAAAATACCTCTGGAATACTCATTTATCATTCTTCTCCCTCTTCCTCCTCTTCTGGTTCCTCATCGGGTTCTTCTGGTGGTTCTACTTCTGTCAGTCCTCCCTGCTGTGTACTTTCTATCTCCTCCTCGACATCGAAGTCATCACCTAGCACCTCACCAGTACTTAGCTGATTCAATAAAGTCTCCTGACTAATAGTTCCAGCAGTAAACAATGTAAGCAAACTTGTTATTTCCTGTGGTGCTAATCTCGCACTTACAAAGTCTCTATTAACAAAGCTACTACCAGCATTAGGTTCATTAAGATATTCGCTATGGAATCTAAGACAATTATCAATTAAATCTTGCATTTGCTGTGCAATCACCATCATTGTGCTGTCATTCTGTGATCTATCAATCCTTTTGGCCTCTGCTGTTTCTCCTACCAGCTTCTGACCCAAGACTGCCGCTAGAGATAGTGTATTTATTTGTTCTGCAATATCCTTCAATCTTGTGAACTGGCTGTCATAGCTATCACCAGATGGGCTGATATATTCCATCCTTGACTCAGGTGGTAATGATAATGCTTCATTAGGGCCACTTGTTATCTCATCTGCATTTGGATAGCCAAACACTGCAAGCAATGGAACAGAACTGATATGCAAGATATTGTCCAAGTCACTCTGGATCTGGTAATGCTTGAGGTTTAGTTCTGCAATGTCATACAAAGGAGAACGGCTTTCAAAGTATCCAACCCTGTTGGAATAAGCAATCGAGAATGGAATCTTATCCTTAAGGCTCATTTCACCTTCATCAAATAATTTATATTCTCCTTTCTTCTCATCTTTCCTGTGGATCTCATATCTACCCCTCTCCAAAACCCTAATCTGTTTAATTACCTTGTCACCATACTTTCCATCTGGTTCAACAACCTGTTCCAATAACCTGACTTGTGTGAGTTGCCTTGATCCATCTATGATCTCACTTCTAAATCCTAAAATATCTTTTGGACTATAAGTCACCCAATAAGGTCTGGTCTTGTCGCCATCCTTCGGTGCATCTACCAATACTCCAACATGACCAAAAGAAATTGCTACTCGTGCAACATTGTACAAAAATATATTTAAATCATTACCCTCAAGGTCAACATCAAATAGCTGTTCTCTCACCAAGTCACTAACATCATCTAATCTAATTGGCTTTCTAACCAACATTCCAGATAGCATCTTTTCAATACGCTGCAAATAAGGAACAACAGTGGATCTACTTAACCTAACGTCATATGAATCATCAGTTTCTCTTGCTTCTTGTGGTAAATACTTTCTATGCTCACTTCTAACCTTATATGTCCCTTCCTTAAGGTCAGCTATTAAATCCCAGAAATTAGCCATCCTTTGATAGGCTGCATTTGGGCTTGCAACTGTTGTAGGAGCTACAGTTATCGGTTGATTGTAGATATTTAGTGAGCTATACACAGTTTTGCCTCAATACTATCATGTTCTTAATATATTCTAATTCCTGTAGGTCTGCCCGCACGAGCAAATAAAGGATTAAATTCTCGCCAGATTAAATAACCCACAGCATCAGCCATGTGGTCATAACCAGACTCTTTATCAGGTTCTCCCTTAGTGTTGTAGCTCTGGAGTTCCATTGACTCTATTAGCTTTCTGCAACTGGCATGGATTTGAAAACGGCTTTCCCCTTTGCCGTTACATAGTAAAGCCTGTACGGAAGAGATCCTGTCTCTGACTGGGGGGTTAGAACGTGGGCTTTGATTGCTGAACCCATAGCCTTCAAGGATTTGAATGTCTGTTTGACTTGCATTAGTACTTCTGTTGCCTCCACTTGCATCTGGGTAAACGTATATCTTGTTCATAGGGTATCTGGCTTTGATCTCTTGAGCAATACTATCTGTGTCGTGAGCCTTGGAAATCTCATCAAATATTAACAATTTTTGATTTTGTACAATGCCGATCACTGCGTTCATGTTGCCGATGTTGAAGTCCATACCAACTCTTAATGGTTCTAATCCAATATCAGGCTTTGCAGTTATTACATTATTTTCTCTGGTAAAGCGATCATAAACCTGACCTGTTGTTAGATTGACAAACTCTCCATTGAGATAGGCTTGCAACATTGATGGATCATAGTTGGCTTGCATACGTTCAATGAAGTCACTGGGCAAAAACTCATTGTCATATGTAGACATCTTAATAAGCTGTCTGTCACTGCGTTCTTTGGCTTCATCAGTACCGAAGGTATTATATAGCCACCTAAATCCTTCTGGTGTACTGGCTGCACAAAACTGACGAACATTACCAGCCCTTAGTCGTCCCAGTATCTTTGGAAAAGCCTTATCACAAATAGCTGGTGATACTGTATCTATTTCATCAACAAGAACGTGCGATAAATTTAAACCAATAATTCTGGTGTAGTTCTCAAAGGATCTACATAATAATTTGCTATCTCCCTCTTGGAAATGAATTGTATAATCTGGAAGAGGTGAAGCTCTGAAGGTATAAGGTATTTCGTAGTGTTCAAGGAACTGTTCAAAGTCTGTCTGCCATATGTCTCTTATTAACACATTAGTTGGTTCAAGGATTGCACCAATAAACCCTATGTTTTGGGCTGCAAGCTTAACAGCCACACTGCACAAAGCTCTTGTTTTACCAGCACCATATCCAGCAGAAAGGCCAACAATTTCAGTTTGATTATCAAAGAACTGTTGCTGTGCTTTATGTAAATCACCCCTGATCTTATCTAATAGCTCTCCAGTATCAATGTCAGTGTAGTGACTGCCTACATGATCCAGAACAGAACCTTCTCGATTCAGTATGCTCAAGTCATCACCTGACCAACTTTAGCCATTGAGTTTATGCAACCTAAAGCAACTGTTAACTGACCTGACTTTCTAGCTTCTTTAGCTAATGATGCGTATTGTGATAAAACTTCCGCAGTAAATTGTCGTCTATCAATATCAAAATCTTTCTTTAAAATCTCTCTGGCATCATGTAAGTAGTTTTCTACAGTCCTTATTGAAACACCCCACTC